TCCGCTAATGAGACCTCCGACAGTCGAAAAGACTGGACCTGCAAATTGCGCAAAGCTACCCATTATTTACTCCTACTATAGATGTCATACATTTGTTTATCATTACCTAAAAAGGGTTGTTCATATTTAAAACCAATTACTTTACCAAATTTACTTAGTTTCTTATTTCGTTGCTGTACTAGTGCAAATAAAGGACTGTTTATTAAATCCTGTAATATATTTAAATCTTCTAAATACTTTACTTTTACTTCTGATGTCCACTTTCGTACATCTGTATGAAACCACAATGCTGCATCGTGTAATTCTAGAAACATTGTGTAGTCGTTTCTAATGACTACAGGTACTTTCATATTAGGTCTTCATAATAAACGCAAGAGCGTAGTATGGAGGTAAGTTCTGGTCTGTACCACTTGATCCATTATTTGCAATTGTTGTGGACACTGAAGGAGTTGCGTCAGCAGAACTTGTCAAACCAATATTAGCTGCACTGCTTGTAGACGCAGGGTCGTAGTTATAGTCACTGCCGAACGAGCCTCTTCGTGCCATTGTATTGCTTGATGTTAATGTACCTTCGTTTCCTGCCTCAACATTGTTTGCAATAAAGTGTTGATGTGAGCCACCGCTTGATGTGCTAGTAGCTGTGTGATTGTGGGTTACAACAATAGCGTCTTTAGTACCGCCTGTCTGTGTATTGCTTCCAGTTACTGTGGAGTATGCTACGCCAGTAGAATCAGTATGCGCACCAATAACAAACTTATTACGAAGGTCAGGAGTGCTATTAGAACCGTTACACAATACCCAGCCTGTAGGAATCGTAGCGATTGTCCCAGACCACATCATAATCATACCAGATGTAAAGGCACTTGCTAGAGCAGTTTGTACAAAAGCAGTAGTAGCTAATTGTGTTGTATTTGTAGCAGCAGACGCAGTAGGAGCAGTAGGAGTTCCTGTTAGTGCAGGACTGTTTATATCTGCCTTAGATGAAATAGCTGAAGCTACCGCAGTTAACTCAGTATCAATCTCTGTACCTTTAACAATCTTGCCTGAGTTACCAGTAGGTAATCCATCTTTAGCTGTAAAGTTAGTTGCTTTTGTATAGTTTGCCATAGTATGTCCTTAGACTAAAGTCTTTCCTTGCTTAATTGCTACGTCTATTTTCTGAATTGAAACTGGATTTCCATTAATATCTGCTTCTAAGCCTAACTGCATTACAGTTCCTTGACCACCAGCATTAATGTTAAATCGATCTAAAACAATACCTGATGTATATTCAGCAATATTATATTCGGATGATCCGGGGATAGTATCTACAGTAGAGTTATTATATTCATACACTGTAGCAGCATCCAAATTATAAGTAGTAGCTTGATAACTTTCGTTATAATCAAATCCCCATTTAATAGCTACTGCTTGATTAGTACCGCCAATCAATACCCAACCAATCTTCTTTAGTAATTTAAGATTTGTAGACGCATCAAAGTCAAAGTAATTAGTATAGTAAGCAAGACGATAACTAGAAGTATTATCAGCGTAGCCGTAGTATTTACCAATATATCCCGGCTTACCTAAGTATAAGTCTCTTGCTTGAGTAACAAATAATGATTTAGGCTCTATGCTGTCCCAGACTGTAACTCTCATAGAACCATCTTGCAGTGCAGCACGAGTATCAAAACAATATACAAACTTAGTTGTAGGAAGCGTTAATAAATATATAGCATCTCTTTCATAGTAAATGCTTTTAATCTTAGTTAAGTCTGTCTCAGATGCTACGGCAGCCATTAGTTCATCACGAACATTCTTAGAGATGTCTCGCATTGGCATAGACTTCTCTTGGATTACTCGCTGTAGACTACGAACTCCTGAGTCAGATAAAAACAACACATCTGTTGCGATGTTCTGTACTGAATCTCTAGCAATACATCCTACATTATAGATAACTTCAACAAGTGTTAACGCTCCTGTGTCTAAAGGATTAGCATAGATTGCTATGTTCTTACGACCAAAGAATATAATATATCCGTTATGTGCTGCAGCAGCGACTACAGGATCACCGTTAGGTAATACTTCTTGTAGGTTTAAATACCCAGCAGACCCATTTAAGAAGTCTGTACCAGCTAGTAAGTCGCTGAAATAGACAGTCTGAGTGTCTCCTGAGATACCACCACACCAGATTCTACCGTAAGCAGACAACACCCAGCTAGGCATGAATGTTGCTGTGCTATGATTAGAAGGTAACTTAGCGTCATCTCCTACACGTTGGTAGCCAAATGTACCGCTATCGTGCGAATTAAAAGGATTACCAGAAATAGGTAACTCATGATACACCAACATAGGGTGTGCTGCTTGTGCTAAATATACATGAGCTTGGAAGTCTGTAACATCTCCATAAGACATGGCAGCACCCTGCCAGTTATTAGCTGTAATAGTATAAGTAGCGTCACCGCTGTTAGTAGTATTACGCACTGTCTTAGTAGTCATCGTAGTAGTTCCTACAAATAACTGATTATTACCAGCACTTAACACTTGATTACTACCACCATCTACTAATTCAAATATAAACTCTACTGGATTACCAGCACCTAAGTCAGTATTAACTGCAGAGTTTACTGTAGTCCATCCTCGTCTTGCACCGATACGACCATATTTATCAATCACACAGTTCTGTGCTTTTAGTGCATAACCAGAAGAAAGCGTAATACTACTCTCTTGTAGATTGAGTCCAAAAAACCCCGGTGCTGCTATAGACGATGTTAGTAACTTACTAGCCATTAGACCCAGTTCCACTGAGATTCTTCAATATAGCGATTGGATTCTAATGAAATAGCATCGGATAAACTTTGACGATATAAAGCATAAGTCTCACCAGACTGTACACCGCCGTCTTCGCCACGCTCTGCTTGCGCCCTAGCCAATGCACCCAAGATGACTGGTTCGTCCGGTACTAACAGAGTATCAGCGTTAATTGCTAAAGGTACTTGTGGCTTGATAATGTTAAAGCGAAGGTTATAAGCACCATTTGGAATAGGAAACAAATCTACTTGGGTGTCGCCGTTAGCGTTTGTACCATTAAAGTTATAGTACATTGGACTACCCTTTTGTGGAGTCGTCAACAAGAACTGTTGATCCATCCACACAGTAGGAGCATTTGTTACAAAGAAGTTATCAGTGTCGTTTAGTACATCAATAACCCTAAAGCGTTGACCAGAACCTGTTAATACATAGTTAAATACATCGGCTGTTGTTGTGGCAGACAGTGTCTCTGATAGAGCATTCCAGTTATAGGAGTCCTCAACCATTCGCTTAGCATCATTAACATAACGAGCAATGAGCTTAACATAAGCGTTATCCGATACCGAGGAAGCCTCTGGCTCTCGTAAACGAATAAGTACGTCATTAACAAGTTGAATATAGTTCATTGAAGCCATGTGCTATCCTATCATAGTTTGACTGTTTTGTCAAGTAAAATCTCAACAATCCCACTTCTTTAATGCCAAGGCTTTACGAGTAGGTCTACCCTTTTCATCCTTCATCGGACCCTTGACACCGCCCATCCTTGCACAGAAGCTCTTTCGCCTTCCAGCCGCTTTGGGCGACTTTGCAGCCGCTTTAGCAGAAACTGGAGGCTTGAGGTTAGCACCTTCTGTTCGCTTGAAGTAAGCCCTTCCTTTGGCGTTTAAACCACCTTCTGGGTTCTGATATGCTTTCTTTGGCATTATTTCTTCTTTTTAGCTGTTTTAGCAGATTCTTTGAAGTCCTGCGCCGAAGGTGCGCCTTTGCTGCCTACCTTACGCATCTTCTCGCCGGAACCCGCCTTAATACGACGGCGTTTAGCGGCGATATTGGCATACAAGCCGGGTTTAGTAGCCACGCATTGCACCCATCTTCTTAGCTGGCTTAGATACTACCTTAGCACCAGTTTTCTGAGCATACGACTTAGCTTGCTTCTTACCCTTAGTTGTATAGGGGAACTTCTTGTCTTTTACCATTGGCATATTACTTTCCTTTCTTTTTGGGTTTAGCGACTCCAGCCTGTCTTAAAGCAATTGCTACTCTCTGCTTAGGAGGATAGCCTTCTTTAGCCAGTTTAGAGATGTTCTTACTAATGGTCTTCTGGGATTTGCCTTTAGCGAGTGGCATAATTATTCCTTATGCAAAGTTTTGTACGGTACTGCGTTGTTCTAATTCCATGCTCACAATAATAGACATTGAAGATCCTGTCTCAGACTGTACTCGGATCTCATCTCCTTCGTCTAGCACTACATATGCACCGCCATTAAACTGTACATATTTTCTAGCATCAAGATTATAACCGTCAATAATCACAATCTCAGTGTTTTCGCTGGAATCGTACCACCAAAGACTAACTGATTTATTGCTACCAGTATGATTACTAATATGTGCTAAAGTCCACTTAGCCATGTTCCTAGTTGGAACAGTAAAGACAGTTGTCTTAACATTAGCAGTTAGGTTTTTACCTACT